ATACTTCAAGTATACCTTAAAGGTAGTTAGTTGTCAAACAATGTCTGATACTTTGTGTGAACTAGGATAGTGAGTAATTGATCCCTCAGCAGAAACCAAAAACTTTTCAAAGTTCCAGTTAATATTACTTACTCCAGTAATTTCTTTGCAATATTGATAGATTGGGTGAGTATTTGGTCCGTTTACTTCTATTTTTTTAGAGATAGGAAAGGTAACTGAGTAGTTAGTTTCACAGAAGTTTTTTATTTCTTCGTCTGTACCTGGCTCTTGTTCTCCAAATTGATTACATGGAAAACCAATTACAATAATCTTTTCTCCGTAAGCCTTTTGTAGGTCTGAGTATTGTTTTGTATAGCCACAACGACTTGCAGTATTAACTATCAAAATGTTTTTATTTTTAAAACTTTCCAGTTTTATTTCATTACCATTATTTTCTATAAACGATAAATTGTATATACTCATAAATTATTCTCCTTATGCTTTCTTTTCATTATACAGGCTATAGAAAAAATCTGCAACATGGTTTTGAAGATGAACTCCTGGATGAGCACGACTTTCATCTTTTTTGTAGTCCACTATGGAGTAATCGGATCCTGCTTCCCAGTACATAGTATCTATAAAATCAGACTCATGCGATGAGTTGCAAGTTCTCCTTATGGAAAAGTTAAGACTTTCTTCTGGATTAATTGGCAAAAGGAATGAAAAATTTTTTAATTTAAAATCTTTTATATTTATTAGTTTTTCCATAACTAAAGAACTTGCCACATCCCAAGTTGTCCAATGTAACTTTATATTATTTGATAAACAAAATGACTCTAAAATATAAATAAAATTTATGGAGTTTAAAATTAATTGATGTGGAGAAATTGCGTCTTCTATATATTTTTTATTATCTATCTCCATAAATACAGAATTAGACTTTGTATCTTTATGTACTTGCGGATTACAGAATGTTGATCGTAACTCTTCGCCATCATGGATCGGTCTTTTTACTTTTGATTTATAAAATTCTTTATCTACTATAACCATATTTCTAAAAAAATCTGGAAACAAGCAAAAAATTTCCTTTGGCATTTTGTTATTTAAACAATATCTAATAATAGTATTGCACATAGTTTCTACAGATGCCCCAGGGCTTCCCAAGTTTAAAACATTTTTATTCATTTTATTACTTAAAATATTTGTCCATCTTCCAGATTCTGGAATACCAAGACCAAAAGTTATTGAGCAACCAACTCCAATTACGTCAGGGGATTCATAAACTTCTCCACGAAAACCAAGACTATTGATTTCATACACATTATGCTCATCAACTGTTCCCATAAAAGAGTCGCCATTTGGAGAATTAGCAACAACATCTTTAGCATGTGCAGAGTATAGTCCCATGTCGCCACCGTTTGTAAAATATTTTGTAAGATACCAGGTATTATTATTGTTAATTTCGTAAAATTTTAAAATTTCATTTGTTAAATAAGGCACAATTAATTATATCATATGGTCTATTAAAAACTACTTTGTGTTTTTATCTTTATCATCTTTTTCCCAAACCTTTTTACCATCTTTATAAACAGGCCAGTATCCAAGGCTGCGCCAGTCCATAGACATTATCTTAGGATCTTTTGGCATTTGTACACCATACATGACCATCGCTCATGGTTTGATGAGTGTCCCAGTACAATGGATCTTTAATTGATATGCTACAGTTTTTGCATTCATTTTTTTCCATTTTTATTATCCCAAATTAATCTAGTAAACAGTCTCCAAGATAGTTTGTCTGAATCTAACTCTTTCCAATGTCTATATGACTTAATATATACAAGACCATAGGCTACTGCACTTACAATAAAGCCGTATTGTTTTGTAACTAGTCCGTAGACAGTCCACAATGTCTCATTAAATAATAAAACAAACCAACCCCAAAGAGTTTTCCTACCAACAAAGTAAATTCCAGACACACCAATTACAGCAAGTACCCAGTGGGCATAGTCATTAATCCATTGTTCCATATATCTAGTATACCTTAAAGTGACAGTTTAGTCAAAATAGTGAGATCCGCTTCTTGAAAATGTTACCAAATATGGCATATTGTTACGAGACTAATCCCATAGACAAATGACTAAAACACACATCAGCAATAATATAATCAGTGTGATTTACTACAATATCAAAATGGGTAGCATCTTTTTCGCAAAAGAAGCATTTGGTTTTTTTCATATAAACATTATACCACTATGCAAAGTCAAACCAAAGTGGCATTATATATCTTGATCCATGTGTAGGAGCAACATCATGCCAATAGTTCATGTTTCCAGGGTATAGAACTAAATCACCAGCCTTCGGCTTAAAAGACAATCCTTGATGAATAAAAGATAGTTCTCCACCATCATAATTATCATTTAAATATACCCAGCCTGCTAAATGGTTTGAATCTTTACGCCCCATATCATTTATTGGTATTGATTTACTATCATTGTGTACCCACTGAGCAAAGCGAGAATTTCTTGCCTTTAGTTTTACTCCGTACTCTTTTTCTAATAGAGCCTGAACTTGAGGAATATACTTTTCTGAATAGGTAAGTGAGTCATAATATAGCAAAGATATAGCAGGCCAACCAGCATTGTCATTTTGGAGACGACGATTATTGCTTGTCTCTGTACTATTTATAAGTTCTATAATATGGTCACATTCTTCTTTGCTTAAATAATTATTAAATACTTTTATATTACTAGGATCACTTCCAATATTATTAAAGTTTTGTACTGTTAGGTCAGAGTAACCGATGACATTTCCTTCAGGAACTACAATATCATTAAAGTTTTTTACTAGTTCTAGTAGCCTGCTGATATCTGCTTGATCAGTATGAATCATAAAATCATAAATGCCAAACTGTTCAGATAGATTTCTTATTTGTGCAACAACATCAATCATTGATCCTTTTATTAAATGATGCTGCTGTCTAACTGGGGCATTCTTGTCATACTTAACATGCTTTTCATCATCTGGATGATTAGTTATAAGTGGGTCAATAATTACTATTGGCTTTACCTTATCTAGATCAATCTTTTTAAACTGATCTCTAAACAACAGATTGTCATCAACATAAATGTATTCACAATGTTTATTTGCTATTCCAATTGTTGTGTCTGATGAGCCAACGACTGCCATATGAGTTTTATTTTGATGAAACTTCATCAAACTCATAAACTTATCCATCCAGACTGCAGAAATACCTACTCTTTTTTCAAGGGTATCTATCAGTGATGGGTCATGCATGTAATGATCTATAACTAACTTTTCAGAATGACCATTGCCTTCGTCACCCCATCTTCCAGCAACAAGGTTTACACCAATTCTGCCAGGTGCAAATTTATTTAAAGTGTCAACAATCTTAGCAGCATAATCAGGACTTGTTCCATATGCTGGTAGAGCAATTGTCATTATTAGTTGATTTGTTTTTTGTAGTGCTTCTTGTATAACTAAAGAAAAATCTATCCCACCTGGACCGTATGGAAGTAAAACAGACTTTACATTTGCACTATCTAGTTCTTGTGCCATACCAAGAATTCCCTTAAGATCTAGGTTCTCGATACTATCATTAATCTGCCAGTGTCTTCTCCACATCCAGTGGAATGTTATAGGCTTCTTTGTATTATCCATTTTTTATTACCCTTCCCTTTGTTTTAAACCAAGAACCTATCTTGGATTGCGATACCTTAATTCTTAAAAGTTCTCCAAATGTTTCATGAGATATCTCTGATCCAAGATATTCTTGTCCTGTTTCAAGATCAATTAGTTTCCATTTTCCAGGAGCCTTTGTATGTAATATTAAGTCAATAGGATATTCGTAATCATTTACTTCAGACCCATCCAAAAGTTTTCTTTTCTTTACGCTATCTGTCATATTAAACTATCGTAAACCAAATTGGCAGTGTGTATCTAATTCCAGACAAAACTTCTTTAACCTCATGAGGATAGTGCAAATTTCCTGGGAAGACAATAAAATCTCCAACATTAGGCTTTATAGAAACATTGTGAAGTTCAAAACTAATCTCTCCACCTTCGTATGCATCATTTAGATAAATTAATACTGGTAGATGGTTATCTGTAACATACCCTAAGTCGTCAACATGTAATTTTAGGTAGGTGCCTTCTGTCCACTTGACAACACTAAGATGTGGCTCTTTTGGTTTAATTTTTTCTTTTTCAATACCGTAAGATTTAGATATTTGCTCTCTGCATCTTTCTATTATATTATTAATATCTTTGACACCGCTATATTGATGCATATATGTTATAGGATTTCCTTCGTTATCTTTTTGAGATACAAAACTAATAGATGTCCTATTGTCTATGTCATTCATTAAGTATTCAATTTCTTCTTTTGTTAAAAAGTTAGGGACGATCTTAATATTATCAGCAGAATTTCCAACCCTATGAAAAAATTCCATGTAAGATTCATTTCTTGCTATGCTTGGAGGATCATTTCCAACTGGTATTCCATTAACTATATATGCCATACAACCATTATACACTAAGCCTTAAAGTTAGTCTTTTTGCATTTTAAAAAGAGTGATATAATAATCTCATGGCAACACCACCAAATTATGTAGGAGCATACTCTAATGGAGGGTATTACTCATTAGGTCAGATCATCCTTGCAGACGGAAACCCTTACGGAATTGCAGGAGCATATTATATTAGAAGCGGTAACCCAGGCAACCCAGGGTATCCACCAGGAGACACAGGATCATGGAGCATATACAATATGCCTAAAGGCATAGACGGTGCTGGATCAGTAACTGGTTCTGGCAGTATTGCTTAATCTTTTAGATCCATACTCTTATCCCAAATAACTAAACACTTGGTACACTGAATACCTTCTTCACGCATATACCAAGTATGGTCACATTTTTTCTTATTCAAAGTCAACCTGATTTTCAAAGATACTATTGTCCATGCCATCATCCATGGCACCGCAATTAGAGCAGGTTACTTGACCATCAAGGTCTAAGACATAGGAGCAGTCGTGTGTCATTTAAAGAAGTCTATTCCTACATACCACTTAAAGAGATAGAGTCCTATCTCCCACTCATTTTTTACGGGGTAGCCCCAATTAGCAACATACAACCCAATAGCATAGTTAGAGGTCATTCTGCCATAATGTAGTTTCATATTTTTATTTGTGATCCGTCTTCATATGTTTATATAAACTTTCGTGAGCAAATCCTACTCTAAAGTCCCATTCTTTCTTGCATACAGGACAGATTATTGTTCTACTCATATAGACTCAATGGTGGTTAGACAAACCACTTTAGTAATGTTCATCTTAGGTTCTTCTGCTAGTGCCATTGC